GGAAGCAAAACTTCGCAAGGCGCTGGCCGAACTTATTAAGGAAAGGGAGGGGGAGAAATGCCAAAGGAACAACCCATGAAGGTAATAACAGTAGGCACCATAAATATTTCCAAAATGCCGCAGAGCAAAAGGGATTTCCTTTGTGCCTGGTTGATGGAAGCAATGGAGCGCTTCTATTCCGATCCTGCCAATATGGCTGGTTTTTTGGAATGGGAAGCGAACTTGGAAAAAGAGAAGGAGGAACAACATGGAAGCAACAACCAACACCTTTATCCGGTGGTTTAACTCGGATGAGATCGTACCCAGTAAGGACGGGCATTACCTGTGCCAGACAAATCAGGGAAGATACGCTACCTTGCCATTCAGCACCAAGCATCAGGTGTTCAATGTCAGCGGAGATCATGTGGAGACCGCTATCGAAGTCCAGTGGTGGGCATTCCTACCGGAGCTTCCGCAAAAGGAGGTACAGGAAGATGAGTAAAAAGGAGTGGCTGCAGGAAGCTTTGGCCGTAGTCCTCGGAATGGGAGCCATCTTCGCAGCAGCGGCGCTTCTGCTGCTGGTGAGGTAAGGCTATGGAGCAGAACGAGAGGATAGCGGTTATCCGGGAGAAGTTCCCCGGTTACACCAAGCCGCTGGACAGTATGTGCAAACGGCCGGAGTATTATGGCATCCGGCGTACTGCCGAAGCGGAAGCGCTGATAGCGGACAAGCCCGGCAGGAAGCGGGAAGCAAACTATAAGCTGTCTGTGCGTATTCCTTTGGGTTATGTGAATATGGCAGAGTTCCGTCAGCAGCTTATCGAAATGGGTTACTGCAACTTCACAGCATGGGTTCTGCGCTGTATCCGCCGCCAGCAGGAAGAGTACAAAAAAAGAAAGGCCCCCGTCAGAGACGGAGACCCAACCACCACCACAACTATACAGGATTAAAGGAGGAATGTCAAGTGCTCGTATACAAAGGCACAGATAAGGACATGAAGTGCCGTGATTTCCAATTCGAAATCGGCAAGGAATATGAAGAAGCAGAAGCCAAGCTCTGCGAAAAAGGATTCCACGGCTGTGAATATCCGCTTGATGTATTCGCCCATTACGCTCCAGCCGATAGCCGGTTTTTCGAGGCCGATCTTGACGGTGTGACGGACGAAGAAAGTGACGACAGCAAGCGAGCCGGAACGAAAATAAAGCTCCGGGCGGAGATCGGAATTGCAGGCATCGTAAAAGCTGCGGTTGAGTACATAAAAGAAAAAGCAGAGAGCAGCAAAAATCAGACCGGCAACTATAGCGCAGCCACCAACACCGGCAACTATAGCGCAGCCACCAACACCGGCAACTATAGCGCAGCCACCAACACCGGCGACTATAGCGCAGCCACCAACACCGGCTGCCGTAGCGCAGCCACCGTTGATGGAAAGGAGTCTATTGCAATCGTCACCGGAGTTGATAGTAAGGCATCCGGCGCCCTTGGATGCTGGCTCGTCCTAACCGATAGGGGTGGCTGGGACGGTGATACTTTCCCCATTAAAGAGGTGCGAGCTGTAAAAATAGATGGTGAGACCATAAAACCAGGGGTATTTTACAAACTGGAAAATGGGGAGGTCGTGGAAGCATGAACCCATACGGTATCCCGGATAGGCCCATCCCGAGCTGGGTGGATAACTACGATGATAAGCCGCACATCTGCCCGGAGTGCGGCTGCGAGATCAACGAAACAATTTACATTAAGGACGGAATGGTCATTGGCTGTGAAAACTGTGTTAAGCGGTTTGACGCCAGCGATGCGGATGCTGACAGGTACTTTGAATAAGGAGGATAACATGGTTAAATTCAGACCGCTGCGAGCGGACGAGGTTGACCTGCGGGTTGACCGCTATACTTCGAGAGGGGCTGTGCTCCTCTGCTACAAGGACGCGCGATGCGACATGCGCATTCTGGACGAGACGGTTGGCGCTGAAAACTGGCAGCGGGAGCATTACGAATGCAAGGGGAACCTTTTCTGCCGTGTCGGTATCAAAACGGATGACGGATGGGCATGGAAAGCAGATTGCGGAACCGAAAGCTACACCGAAAAGGAAAAGGGCGAAAGCTCCGACAGTTTTAAGCGCGCCTGCTTTAATTGGGGGATCGGACGCGAACTCTACACCAAAATCAACATTGTTGTCCCGATGAGGACGCAAAAGAACTCCAACGGAAAATATGAGCCTGCAGATAGCAATGACAAGTGGGCACGGTTCACGGTAGCGGAGATGGAAGTAAACGGCGAACAGATTACATATCTGACGGTCGCGGACAAAAACGGCAACATCGTATTTAGTTTTGGTCAACCGGGCGATGCCGGAGAGGACATCACGGAAATCTGCGCTGACTGCGGGAAACCGATTGTCCCAATCACCAAACGAGACGGGTCTACATGGTATGTCCGGGAGATTGTCCCATACACCGAGAAAATGTTCGGACGGCATTTGTGCGGTCCGTGTATGAAAGCCGCAAAGGAGGCCGAAAAGAATGGAGCTTGACCTGTGGACCGAACTGCAACAGAAATCGGCACAGCTTAATACATCCGTTAAGACCTTGCGAAATTCGGGAAGCGAGTATGCTGCTGCGGAGCGGGACTATAAAGTCCTTCTCCGCACCGAGTGCTTAAAGCTGAAAGACGAAGGTGTTGCCATCGGCCTGATCGATAAGACCTGCTACGGGATACCGAGCGTGGCAGAAGCACGGTTTAAGCGAGATGTTGCCGAAGCAGTCTACAAGGCGAACTTGGAAGCCATCAACAGCCTTAAACTGCAAATCAGGATCATCGATAACCAAATCGGCAGAGAATGGGGACAGGCTGGGAGGTGTGACGGTTGAAAAACGAATGGGGCGCAGAGCTTGACCGAAACGGATACGCTCCGAGCATCGTACAGGCCGACACATCTAAGTGCTTTTTGTGCCAGCGCTCCGGCGTAAAGCTCGACCGGCATGAAATCTTCGGCAACGCCATGCGGAGCAAGAGCAAGCGCATGGGCCTTTGGGTGTCCCTGTGCCATGAGCCTTGCCACCTGACCCATGCGCACGGCTGCGCAGAGGTGATGGACTGGCTGCACCGGCTGGGCGAGCAAGCCTGTATCGACAACTACGATTTCACAATCCCGATGTTCCGGGAGGAATTTTATACGAACTATTTGGAGGAAACAGAATGCTGAACAAAGCAATCCTTAATGGGCGGCTGACAAAGGCCCCCGAACTGAAGCAGACCAACAGCGGCAAGAGCGTGTGCAGTTTTACCATTGCGGTAGACCGAAACCGTGACCGGGAGAAGACCGACTTCATCCCCATCGTAGCATGGGGCAAGACCGCCGAATTCGTGAACCAGTGGTTCGGCAAGGGCGACCTTATCACCATTGTGGGTCGCATCGAAGTTCGTAACTACGAGGACAAGAACGGCAACAAGCGCACAGCCACAGAGGTTATCGCAGAGGAAGCCCTTTTCGGCGGCAGCAAATCTACCGGCAAGGCAGAGGAAAAGCCCGCAGAGAGCGAGCAGGGCGGATTTGAAGAAGTCGAGGGCGACCCTAACGACCTCCCATTCTGACGGGAGGTGAGGAGGAATGCCGAATAGATTGATAAAGGATAGCTTCCGCACAAGCGACAAGATAGCATCCTTAACGGATTTCGAGTTTCGGCTTTGGGTAAGTCTTATTGTTTCGGTAGACGATGCAGGACGAGGAGATGCCCGGCCTGCAATCATCAAAGGCAACGCATTCCCGCTTCGGGAACGGGTTACTGCAAAAGATATCAACGATGCGCTCCACGGTTTGGCGGCCAAAGGCTGCGTTTCCCTCTACGAGGTGGACGGGAAGCCCTACTTTTGGTTCCCGACTTGGGCCGAACATCAACGGATACGAGAATGCAAACCCAAATATCCCGACCCGCCTAAAAACAGCGGCTTTACACCGTCTGCGGAAATCTGCGGCGAGTTGCCGCAAGTTGCGGCGGATTGCGGCGAGCTGCGGCCTGAATCCAATCCGAATCCGAATCCGAATCCAAGTACCCCCCATGCCCCCCAAGGGGGCCGGTTTGCCGAATTTTGGGCGCAATATCCCAAGAAAGTCGGCAAAGGCGCAGCGGAAAAGGCTTTTGAGCGCATCAAGCCGGACAAGCAGACCTTTGACCGCATGATAGCCGCTGTGAATGCACAGAAGCAGAGCCGCCAATGGCGGGAGAACAACGGCCAGTACATACCAAACCCTGCGACATGGCTGAACCAGCGCAGGTGGGAGGACGAGCTGGCACAGGACGGAACCGACAATGTTTTCCTGCAAATGCTGCGAGAGGAGGGAGAGCATGACCCGATCTGAAACACTTGCAATCATGTCGATTTTGAAGGCTGCATACCCCGGCTACTACCGGGACATGAAGCGGCAGGATGCCGAAGCGGTGGTAAACCTGTGGGCGGAGATGCTGGCCGATTATCCGGCTAACCTTGTGGCAGCGGCGGTTAAGTCCCACATTGCCAGCGACCGCAAGGGCTTCCCTCCACACATTGGGGCTATAATTGCCGCTATTGGTGAGATCAACAGACCGGCGGAACTCTCCGAGGGGGAAGCATGGGCGCTGATTGCAAAGGCCCTGCGGAACAGCAGCTACAACAGCGAGAAAGAGTTTGCAGCCCTGCCAGAGAACCTACAACGGTTGGTAGGACACCCCTCCCAGCTGCGGGAATGGGCCAGCATGGACACCGGGACAGTGCAGAGCGTGGTGCAGTCCAACTTTATGCGCAGCTACCGGGCAAGGCAGGAGAGCGAGCGCAAAATGCAAGCCCTGCCTGCGGATATCCGGGCAAAGCTGGCCGGTATGGCAGAGATAAAGCAGCTGCCCAGCTATGACATAGCGCTGGCGGAGCGGATGATGGAGGAGAATGCATGAAACACTTGGGAGATATCTGCAAGATAAACGGAGCGGAAATCGAACCTGTCGACTGTATTACAGGAGGAAGCCCATGCCAGGACCTTTCCATCGCAGGGAAGCGAGCAGGGCTTGCCGGTGAAAGAAGTGGACTTTTCATGGAACAGGTCAGAATCGTAAAGGAGATGAGAGAGCGTGACAGGAGAAATGGAAGAGCAGGTGACATGGTCAGACCTCGGTTTATGGTCTGGGAAAATGTGCCCGGAGCTTTCAGAAGCAACAAAGGGCAAGACTTCGCGGCAGTCCTCGAAGAGATCATCCGCATCGCAGAGCCGGAAGCCCCCGATATTGATGTGCCTGAAAAAGGCTGGCCAACTTGGGGGGGCTACCACGATGAGGTGGGAGGACGATGGAGCGTGGCTTGGCGAGTGCATGACGCGCAATACTGGGGAGTCCCCCAACGCCGCCGTCGTATCTCGGTTGTCGCAGATTTTGGAGGTGACACCGCAGGAGAAATACTCTTTGAGCGCAAAAGCGTGTCAAGGCATCCTGCGGAGAGCGGAACGGCGCGGGAAAGACTTGCCGAAGCTGCTGAAAGAGGTTTTAATCCAGCAGTCGGGGACTGCATGACGGCTTGGGATTGCCAAAGCAAACGCATTTTTGACACAAACGGAAAATCTCCCACACTGCAAGGCGGTGTTGGAGGCGGGGTGAATAATCCTGCGATATTCTGCATGGCTACACAGCAGGGCGGCGCAGAACTTCGGACAGAAGATCAATCTCCCACACTGACCGCTGGCGACCGCCACGGGGTACCATATATCTCAGGGGTTGACGGCTACAATGGCGACCTGACCGGCGATGTCGCATCCACGATTGGTGTCAACTGCGGAATGTCCACCGGGCGAAATGGTGTTATGGAATTATCTGCCAACGAAAACGGGGGCATGGCGCATGACAGCGTACTGTGTGCCGGGTTTAAGTTGGGTAACAGCGAGCAGGCGCGAAGCATCGGCTACGCCGAAGAGCAATCGCCTACGCTGAATGCGGAGTGTGGGGGGAACAAACCAGCGGTGCTGTGCCTGAACCTGAACAATACGGTCCGCCAAAACATGGTGGTTCGCCGTCTGACCCCGTTGGAATGCGAACGCTTACAGGGATTCCCAGACGGATGGACAGATATCGGAGAGTGGGTAGATGAAGAAGGCAGAACGCACAAACAGGCAGATTCTCCGAGGTACAAGGCGCTTGGGAATTCTATTGCACTTCCGTTCTGGTACTGGATGTTCTGCCGGATGGCCGAACACTTGCCGGGAAAAGCGACACTTGGCAGTTTGTTTGACGGGATAGGGGGCTTCCCTCTGTGCTGGGAAAGCATCCATGGGAAAGGAACGGCAAGATGGGCAAGCGAGATCGAGAAATTCCCGATGGCAGTAACGAAGTTAAGGTTCCCGGAGGAATCATGAAAATTCGATGGGAGATGGAGGAGAATGCATGATAAACAATGCTCTTTTTTCAAGCACTACGGATATGTGGGAAACACCGAAAGATTTGTTTGATAAGCTTGATGAAGAATTTGGATTTCAAACAGATGTGTGTGCCATCAAGCAAAATGCAAAGTGCAAGCGCTTCTATACCCCGGAGCAAAACGGGCTTAAACAGATCTGGACAGGAGTGTGCTGGTGCAATCCACCTTATGGCAGGGGAATTGAGAAATGGATGAAGAAGGCATACGAAAGCAGCGCAACGGTGGTTTGTTTAGTGCCAGCAAGAACGGACACCAAATGGTTTCACGATTTTGTACTTGGAAAGGCGGAAATAAGGTTTATCCGAGGTCGGTTGAAGTTTGGTAACAGCAAGAATAGCGCACCATTCCCATCAATGCTGGTTATTTACCGGAAGGATGGAACGCCATGAAAATCACGATCCCCGAAATTCCGCCATCGCTGAACAAATACGCCGGGCGAGCCAACGCATGGGACTACCGGGCAGAGAAACAGCGCTGGCTGCAGCTGTTTGTTGCATACTGCCCCAAGTGCAAACCAATGGGCAAGGCGGTGGTGACCATCACCTACTACTTCCCCACCCGGCACCGGCATGACCCGGATAACTACAACGGCAAGATGCTGATGGACGGGCTGGTACACCGGGGAGTAATCGCCGATGATAGCTTTGACCATGTGGAGTTAAGGCTTCGGGGAGAGTACGACAGACAAAATCCGAGGACGGAAATAACAATCGAGGAGGTGCCCTAATGGGGCAGAAGGAAATAAAACGGCAGAAGCCTACTTTTGAGGGGCAAAGTGCCGAGGAATTTATCAAGCGCTGGAACGCTGTCACCAAAGCCATAAAAATGCGCGCAGAGATGGCCGAGCAGGAAAAGGTGGTGAGTTATGATGTCATACGATAAAGCGTCTCCTAACGCCAAAATCGGCTGTTCTAATTCAAACGACCCGGAGTTCCTGGAGAAGCTGGTGCGGGAGGGCAAGACCAACAGGGAGATTGCCTTAATTCTCGATCTTGATTACGGCTCTGTGGCCCCAATCTTGTCTCGCTATGGAATCAAGAGAGACCCAAACCGGCCATGCAAGAGATGCGGAGGGCCGATAGGAAGCACCAACACCCGGCAGCTGTATTGCAAGGAGTGCCAAAAGGCCATGGACAGCATCCGGGCCCGCAAAAGCAGTATGAAAAAAGCCGAGCCGAAGAAATGCGAATACTGCGGGAAGGACTATTTCGGCCAGCCGGGACAAAAGTACTGCTCCAAACAATGCTACAAGGATGCGGCGGCATCCGGTAAGTATAAGCGTCCAAAGAATTGGATAAAGCGCCGGGATGGGAAAATCGACATCGAGATAAGGGTTTGCGGCAAAACAACAGAGCGCCGGGAGAGCGTGGACGACTACGAGGCTAGGGAGATTTGGCACGATGGCTGGATAGGCCGGGGCTACGCAGCGCTGATAACGGTAGATGGCCACAGGCTGGAGACCCTGCCGCAAATAAAGACATTCTTCGGATTTAGGAGGGATTCGCTATGAGGAACTGGGCGGCAGCGGTAGTTACGATAATCTTAGCTGCTTTCTGCATAATGGTTCTATCGGCTATTTCGGCCGAAAGGTGGAATCAGTTGGATGAAGTGGCCCAGGCGGAGATCACCGCAGAGGAACAGGAACGCCGGGAGCAGTCAGCCTATTACAAGGGTTGGCAGGACGGAAAGAATTATTATCTTGAGAATTTTGGGGGGATAAACTGATGGAACCTGTAATTAACCCGTGGTTGTTTTACCTGATTGAAGTGGTAGACAGCTTAAAACTTGTATTTGGCGGCCTTGGCTTTGCGATTGGGCTTGTCCTTATTATTTCAGGACAATGTGATAGTGATTGTACTTATGATGAAAATGTAAAGAAAAAGTGTCGGAAAAAGAAAAAGATTGGGCTTATCGTGCTTCTTGTTGGGTGTTTTGTTTGCGCGTTAATCCCTTCATCTGATACGCTGATAAAGATGACAATAGCAAAGAATGTGACCTACGATGCAGTAGACGCTGCAAAAGATGTTGTTATTCAGGTCTATAACGATATTTTGGCACTGTTCCAAAAATAAAAGGAGGGATAACATGGATGCTGTGAAGTTTATCGAGGAACGCAACAGAATGTGCGAGAGTTTTGGTGCTGGATGTATAGGATGCCCTGCTTATAATGAGTCGCGCTGTGTGGTTAGTAGTGCGTCAACGCTGGACGCTACGGATCAGATTGCTATAGTCGAGGAATGGTCAAAAGAGAACCCGTGTAAGACGCGGCAGAGTGTGTTTTTGGAGCACTACCCAGAGGCGAGGCTTGATGAGTATGGAGTACTGCGGTTTTGTCCGTCTGATATTTCTGCTGCTCACAGGGATAGCGTAGGGTGTGGATACCCTGAACAAAGGTGTACAGATTGCCGGCGCAAGTTTTGGATGCAGGAGGTAGAGTAATGGCTGAATTGAAACGCTGCCCTGAGTGCGGTGGAGCTGCAACCGTTATCCATATGTACGATACCTACGATAGAGCAGACTTTGGATGGAGTGCCGGTTGTGGGAGATATAGGGCTGGTGATGGCCTCCACACAAAGGAGATGAAAGTATCTGGGCTACCCAGCAAAGAAAAAGCAATCGAAGCATGGAACGGGAGGGCTGAAAATGGCTGAATACATTGACCGGGAAGCGTTTAAGAAAAGCGTTGAGGAGCGTTATTGTAAGCCGTGCAAGGCGGAGGGAAAAGACCACAACGGATGCTGGTGTCGTGCCTGTTGGGTTGACGATATGCTCGATGAGGTAGATTGTTTCCAGCCCGCTGATGTTGCACCGGTGGCGCGTTGTAAGGACTGCAAGCACTTCAAGAACTACGGAAAGACATCGCTACTCATAGATGGAAAGAACATCAAGGCTGGGTGGTGTCATAGACGGGCTCGGTACGACGAGGAGTACAGGATGCCGCCGGAGGATTTCTGCTCCTACGGCGAAAGAAAGGATGGCGCTGAAAATGGATGAATACATTAACAGGGGAACGGCGATTGCCAAGTTGACCGCCTTGGAAGTAACCGAACCAAACGCTACGATGGCAGATGCGAAGCGGGTGCTTGCGGATATGCAAACGGCAGATGTAGCTTCCGTGGTACGCTGTAAAGATTGCTCTTGGTACCAATCGGTTGACGATGATGGTGATGATTTTGAGGTATGCAATTATTACAATAGGGAAGTAATGGGTTCTCAATTTTGCTCTGAGGCAGAGCCTTACAAAACACCGGAAGAGAAAGCCGAATTCCGCCGAAGTGTTGGCCTTGATGAGGGGGTGGCAATGGCTGAATACATTAACAGGAAAGCACTGCTTCAAAAGGCATGGGACGCCGACACTCGCATAGGCTATGTTCAAGTTGTCGATGTAGGGGATATTCTTGATATGCCCGTTGCCGATGTAGCTCCGGTGGTGCATGGGCGGTGGGTACATCTTGGCGGAGACGAGTGGTGCTTCTCTGCGTGTGGCTTTGTCATCACCACCGATGGCAGTTGGGATAAGCCTACTAAAAAATATTGTGAGGATTGTGGTGCAAAGATAGACGAAAAGGGGGATGTCTATGATTAAGCCATACATCAAAAATGAAACTGCAGTGGATATTATCTGTAGTATCTGCGACAGAATGTATCCTGGAATGGACTGTGAGCCTGCCGACTGTGAGTGGATGAAGATGCTGGCGGAGGAATCTGTTGATGCAGTGCCGGTGGTCAGATGCAAGGACTGCAAGTACAGAGATGGAACACCGGGGCAGCCGAATATACTTTGTGCGCAGATGCACGAGGACGATTTCTGCAGCTATGGAGAAAGGCGGGCGGAAAAGGAACCGCCGGAGGAGGGAGAAACATGATTGACTACAAGCGCATCTGCATTGACGAGCTGAAATGCCACAGCTATAAGCTCCGGTCGTTGGAAAGCCTGCCGGAAGAAATCCGCCGCTACAATGAGCAGATGGACGGCATCCGGTCCGCTACCAGCGATGCTACACCAGTAAAGGGCGGTGGCTGCGGCCGGGAAGATCATTTGATTAACGCAATCTCCCGCCGGGATGCGCTCTCGGCAAACCTTGTGGTAGTCAAGTGGCAGACCTCCCAGGTTGAGAAAGGACTGGCCTGCCTGACGGAAAAGCAGCGGCGCATCCTTGAGTTGTTCTACATCCGCCGGGAATACGGCTACATACAGCGGCTTTGCCAGGAGTTCAACGAGAGCGAGCGGCAAATCTACTACGATAAGGACGAAGCCCTCCGGAGATATGCCCTTTGCCGGTATGGGTTGACCGAACTGTAAAGTTTGCAGAAACATTGCAGAAATAAGATGCATATACAGCGTATACTGGTAGTGTGGTAAAACACAAAATTCCCTTGACATTCCTCCTGATGGGGAGCCGGGCCCCTAATCCCGGCAATCTGCTCCCGTAGCTCAATGGTAGAGCAGCTGCCTTGTAAGCAGCGGGTTATAGGTTCAAGCCCTATCGGGTGCTCCACCTGCATGTTTTACCTCTTTCTTACGGGGCCGCCGATGCCCCGTTATCCCATCGGCCGAAGATACATGACCTTCGTAAAAAAGGTGCCGCGCTGGCAGACCGCAAGTTCGCAATAGTCTGCCTTACAAAAAGCAGCCAGAGAGTACCGAAAGGCGCTCTCTTTCTTTATGCCATAAAGGAGGGGATACCTATGGATTTAATAGTCCGCAAAATCCCGCAGAGCGACACCATCAAGGTATATCCGGTATCTGATGTGCATTTGGGCAGCATCCTACACGATAAAGAGGGCTGGCAAGCATTCTGCCGCCGGGTAGAGCGGGAGGATGCTTATCTCATCCTTGGCGGCGATCTCATCAACAACAATACCCGGAACGCGGTGGGAAGCCCATTTGAGGATTATATCCGCCCGCGGGAGCAGAAAAAGATGATGGTGGAAATGCTAACGCCCATCAAGGATAAGATACTCTGCGCGGTATCCGGTAACCACGAAGCGAGGACAGCCAGGGACACCGACCAAGACATTATGGGCGATATCATGTGCAAGCTGGACATGGAGGACTACTACGCCGAGGACATAGCATTCCTCAAACTGGAGATTGGGCGCAGGGTAACAAGAGATATCCCTATCACAAGCTATACGATGGCTGTTACCCATGGCTCCGGCGGCGGCATTTACACCGGTGCAACGGTCAACCGCAATGAGCGCTTCGGCTACACCATAGAGGGCATTGACGCTCTGATTGTTGGCCATACCCACAAAGGCACCATCAGTAAGCCCAAAAAGATCGTGGTGGACAGTAACAACAATGTTATCCGTACCAAGCAGCTGGTAGTGGTTAGCTGTACCGCATGGCAGCAGTACGGGGGCTACGCAGCCCGGAAGATGCTGCTGCCCAGCAGCGAGAGCGACCATGAGCAGCCGCAGACGCTCCTGCTGTGCGGGAACAAGACAGGCACTAAGCGGATAACCACGGTTTGGTAACAATAATTGGTAGCCCGGCATAGTAGACACCGGGAGGGATAGGGCGGGAAGAATTTTGAAAGGAGGTGCCGAAGACGGCAGGTAACAGCGAAAAGAACAGCAAGACATGGGGCAAGCCGTTTGAAAAAGGGAAAAGCGGAAATCCGAGTGGCAGACCGAAAATCCCCGAAGACGCCAGAGCGATGCTAAAAGCGGCGACTCCTGCGGCAGTCAAGCTGCTGGTGGATACTCTCAACAACACAAATGAGAAAACCGAAACGAGGGTAAAGTGCGCTGAAACCGTATTAGACCGGGTATACGGCAAGGCCAATCAGCCGATTGATCTGGGTGGCGAGATACCCAAAATCGAGATCGTGCTGGGCAATGGCAAGGAGTACGCCAAATGACGGTCAATTTAGGCACACCGAATCCCAAGCAGGAGCAGTTTTTGCTGTCGGAAAAGCGCAGGGTGTGTTACGGCGGCGCCAGAGGCGGCGGTAAGAGCTGGGTGGTGCGAGCAAAGGCCACCATGCTTGCCGTTAATTATAGCGGCATCAAGATACTGATCCTGCGCCGCACATATGCCGACCTGTGGCAAAACCATGTGTTGGAGCTGCGAAAGGTGTTGGAGCCCGATATAGCAACCTATCGCGACTCGGAAAAGGCCATGATATTTCCAAACGGCAGTCGTATCCGTTTTGGATACTGCTCCGCCGAAGCCGATGTGCTGCAGTATCAGGGGCAAGAGTACGACATCATGTTTTTGGACGAGGCGACACAGTTTACCGAGTTTATGTACAACAACCTTGTGGCCAGTAACCGTGGAGCCAACGACTTCCCCCATCGGATGTATCTGACCTGCAACCCCGGCGGAGTCGGCCATGCGTGGGTCAAGCGCCTGTTTATCGACCGTGACTATACGGCGGCGGAAAACCCCGATGACTACGAGTTTATCCCTGCAAAGGTATACGACAACACGGTATTGGTTGATAAGGACCCGGAATATGTACGGATGCTGGAGACGCTGCCGGAGGATATGCGCCGGGCATGGCTGGACGGCGATTGGAATGTGTTTGCAGGTCAGTATTTTGCCGAGTGGCGTGACGATATCCATGTGATAGACCCCATCGAGATTCCTGACTGGTGGAGACGCTACTTTGCGATGGACTACGGCCTTGATATGTTGGCCGGATACTGGATCGCAATAGACGGCGAGGGCAACGGCTATGTGTACCGAGAGATATACGAGTCAGGGCTGATCGCCTCCGATGCCGCCATGCGGATCAAGGAGGCCAACGGGGACGATAAGATCGAGCAATGGCTTGCACCGCCCGACCTGTGGAACAGGCGTAATGACACGGGCCGCAGCGTAGCAGACATATTTATGGAGCAGGACATCCCGCTGGTCAAGGTGGACAACGACCGTATCAACGGCTGGCAGGATGTACATGAGTGGCTCAAGCCGAGAGACAGCAGAGATATCATTACCGGCGACAAGACGAGGATAGCAGGGCTACGGTTTTTCCGAAACTGTAAGCAGGTCATTAGATGCCTGCCGATGGTCCAGTATGATGACCACAAGCCTAACGATGTAGCGACAGAGCCGCACGAGCTGACCCATGCGCCTGATGCCATCAGGTATTTTTGCAGCGGGAGACCGTATGCGGGACAGCCGCCGGTTACAAAGTACAAGCTGCCGCCGGAGCTGCGGCAGACCGAAGAACAAGGAGGGTATCAGGTATGGTAAGACGATGGCTCAAACGCCTGATCCTGTGGGCGTTAGGGGACGACCAAACGGCGCAGGAGCAATATGCAACAAAGATATTCAACGAGTGGCTTAACGGCCCGGAGGATTGATATGAGTGATGTAACCCTGTGGACGCTATACCGAGAGGGTGTAGCGTACCACAACAAGATGGGCTTTAGCACCAAATTCCCGACCTTTGTGCGATTTAAGGAGGGCGACCAGTGGCCACAAGCGACAGAGCGCACCAAAAACCTGCCGAGACCCGTCCTTAACATCGTGGACATGATCGTCCGCAGCAAGCGCTCCAGCGTGCTTGACCAGCCTGTCAGCATCGTCTACAGACAGGGCAGCGCCAGCGGTGACGAAATCCTTGACCAGATGCATCAGGACGCTGCAGAAAACTGCACCGAGTACGCACGGACGATCTGGGACAGAGCCGACATGGACAAGCTGTGCAACGAGGCGTGTGACGATGCAGCGACAAATGGCACGGGCATATGGCACTTTTACTGGGACACCAGCGTGACCGGCGACAAATATGTAGGGGAGCTTCGCGGGGAAACCGTGGACGCTCTCAATTTCTTTGTAGCCAACCCGCAGCTCCGGGATGTGCAGAAGCAGGACTACCTCATCATCGCCCAGCGGCTCAAATTGGGCGCTGTGCGCAAGATGGCAAAGGACAGGGGATTGTCTGCCGAAAAGGTCGCAAACATCTGCCCCGATGAATTTGAGGATGCAAGCACCTATCAGGCCGAGAGAATCGAGCTGGACGGCAAGGAAAACGAAAAGGTCACAGTGCTGACCAAGTATTACCGCAAGAACGGTGAGGTCGTATTTGACAAAGCGACCCGCAGCGTGGAGATATGCACGGCAGTGCCGCTTACTCCGCAGGGCAGTCCAACCCGCATCAAGTTGTACCCTGTGGCGGCGCTCAACTGGAAGCTGCGTAAAGCCTGTTTCTACGGCATCGGCGAAATCGAGGGGCTTATCCCCAACCAAAAGCTCATCAACTTTATGTATGGGATGCAGGCGCTGGCCATCCAACAGATGGGCTTCCCGAAGATCGTGGCAAAGCCCGGCGCAATCAGACAGCCGCTGACAAACGAGCCGGGGGAGATCGTCACCGACTACTCCAACGGCGGGATAGCGTACCTGCAGCCTCCGGCGTTTTCGTCCGCTGCTACGCAGGTCAGCAACGACATGATCGACCTGACCCGCGTAGTAACCAGTACGACCGAGGTAACGACCGGCGAGTCCTTGGGCGCAAACATGGCGGCATCGGCAATCATCGCTTTGCAGAACCAAGCGCAGACCCCGGTCAACGAGATCCAGCGCAGATACTGGCACGCAGTTAAGGAGATCGGTCGCATTTGGATGGAGTTTTTCAAAACATACTGCTCCGACAAGCGGGAAATCGTCATTGAGATGGGGGACGAGGTATCAGGCAGAGCATTTACGGGTACTGACTACGCCATGTACGACTTTGACCTGCAGGTGGATGTAGGCGCATCGTCCGAGTATTCTGCGGTGCTGGCACAGGCGACCTTGGACAAGATGCTTGACCGAGGAGACATTTCCATCGACCAGTACATCGAGCTGTCCGACCCGAATGTAGCTCCATTCAAGGAGAAGTTCAAGCGAATGCGGGAAACCCAGCCGCAAGCGGTGGGAATGCCTGGCGTTCCGGAGGAAGAAGTGAACGGCGTACAGAGCGTTTCCGGCATTGGCGGAGTTCCGCTGCCGGATGTGCCGAAGGCCCCGACCGTCATGGACAAGTTCACAGGAGGTGGCAACAATGCTGTGCCCAAACTGTAAAGCCGAAATGAGAATCACCGGAAAATACCTTACATTCACCGGGGATACCTCCCCAAACACAGAGACAAAAGCGTTTATCAAGCTGCAGCTGGAGTGCAAGAACCCCAAATGCACCAACAGGACACCGACCTATGTGACCAACCCCTTGGAGGGATAACCAATTTTTAAGTGGCTGCTAAACGGAACAAACCGAACCTCGCCACAGAAAGGAAATTATGGACGAAGAAATCATGACTGCTGCAAATGAAGATATCGAAGAAGATATCGACTCCTCTCCCGCAGTAGAGGAAACCGAGCCGGAGGTAGAGCTGGAGACAGAGCCGGAGCCGGAGATCACCGAGACACAGCGTGTGTCGCGGAGAATCAAAGAAGCATCCCAAAAGAGCGTGGACGACTTTATCCGCAGCATGGGCCTAACCAATCATTATGACAATGACAGACCCATCACCACAAAGGCGGAGTACGAAGCCTTTGTTGCGATGCAGCGGCTGGACGAGGACGGCCAAACCGACCCCGTATCAGCTTACCGAAATCAATCCTTGGAAGCGGAGATTACCCGCTTGCGGAGCAATGAGCGCATGAGAGAGCTGGAGGCTGACCCTGTAAGAGGGCAGACATTCACAAAGCTAAAGGACCAAGTGGTTGAATTGATGGCCTACTGCACCCAGCAGGGGACGCCCTGCAGCGTGGATGCAGCGTTCAACACAATTTTGGCGAACAGCTATTTTGACCTCGCCAACGATGCTGCAAACAAGGCAAAGGAAGACACGCTCCGAAGAATCAACAACAACGCACAAGCATCTCCCGGAGCATTGACGGGCGAAAGCCCCGAAACCGAAGCCGACTACATGAAGATGTCGGACAAAGACTTTGAAAAGCTGTATCAAGCTGCACTCCGGGGGGAATTAAAAAATTAAGGAGTGTATAAAACTATGGCTACTACTACCCAGACTTACGGTAATCTTACCGCTGAACAGAAAACCTTTTACGATCGTACCCTGCTGTCCCGGCTGCTGCCCAATCTGACCTTCCTCAAGTATGGTCAGAAGCGTCCCATGCCGAAGAACGAGGGTGACACCATCAACTTCCGCCGCTTCAACTCCCTTGATGTACCTGCGGCATCCCTGACCGAGGGCGTAACCCCTGACGGCGACAACCTGTCCATCACCGCTGTGACCGCTACCGTGGCGCAGGAGGGCAACTGGGTTCGCCTGTCTGACAAGATCAGCATGGTCGGCATCGACCCCGTCCTGACGGAGTCCGCTGCGCTGATGGGCGAAAACGCCGCCAAGACCCTGGAGACCCGCTGCGCGGATGTTATCTTCAAGGGTACTTCCCAGCAGTTTGCTGGCGGCGCTGCTTCCGCTGCCGCTATTGCCGCCGGTAAGGTGGTAAACAGCGAGGAGATCAAGAAAGCGGTGCGCACCCTGCGCAACAACAACGCCGAGCCCCTGGAGGGCGGCTATTACATCGGCTTCTGCGATCCCAGTGTAGCATACGACCTGCAGAACGACAGCCTGTGGCAGGATATCTCCAAGTACAATGGTGCAGAGAACATCATGAAGGGCGAGATCGGCCGTATCCATGGGGTTCGTTTTATTTTGACCACCATGTGCCCCACCGATGCAACGACCGCTACTGCGGGTACCCTGCATAAGACCCTTATCGTAGGCAAGGACGCTTACGGCGTGGTCGATGTGAACGGCTCCTCCAAGCCCGAAATCATCATCAAGCCCACCGGCTCCGCCGGTACTGAGGACCCCCTGAACCAGCGCGCGAGTGTCGGCTGGAAAGCGATGGCGGTTACTGTTCGCCTGCAGGAGCTGGCAATGGTCTGCATCCAGTCCATGGCTTCTGCCTAACCAAATACAAGGGAGGGGTTAACACCCCTCCCTTCTTTTACAGAAAGGATTTAACATGGCAAAAGAGATTAAGAACCCCGACATGGTCGGAGAGATCGTAGAAAAAGCGACCGGCGAGGAACTCGCCAAGGGCAAGAAGGTACGCATCCGTCTGCCGAAGGACAAGCTGAACAAAGAAGATGTCGTAGTGCCTGTGTGCATCAACGGCTATACCTATCAGATCAAGCGTGGCGAATGGGTGGATGTACCCGAAGAAGTCGCCCGCATCCTTGAAGAAGCAGGGTACATGGGGTGAGTAAATGAACAAGAACGATGCCATCAATGGCGCGCTGCGGTGGATAGATGAAGCCACCGTAAACGGCGCTGCCGCAAGCAACGGATTTATAGCCGACTACAAGGACAGAATGGAGCACCTGCTGGACGGTGCTGTTGCAATGGTGGAATCGCAGTTCCCGCTGATCGAATCCATCAGCATCGTTCAGAACATGCCTCGGTGCATGGAGGGCTCCCATTTTGAAGCTAAGACGGTTTATCCCGGTGATACCTACGAGTTTACCAACAGTGATGCAAAAGCCTACACGCTTGAAATTTGCGGTGTTCTAACAGCGACTATCGATGGGGCCCGGCGGCAGATTACCGCTCCTGAATTCCAGCGGCTTTCCGGCAGCTTTAACGGCAGCATCAAGTTGGAATCGCAGTACCCATTCCAGGTAAGAAACGCTGCGTTTTATGCATTCCCGCTGGTAGAAATCCCGGAGCACATAGCATGGGTGCCGTATGAGTTGCCCCAGCAGATGAACGGCATGGTGAAAATCCTTTTCTCCGGTGACGGCGTGGCCTTCCGCGACTTTTCCGACTACCGGCGGCTGGATGAATACCATATTGCGATCCCGTATTATTACAGCGGGCAATTCGATATCCAGTATAAGCACCGGCACGCCACCCTTGCAGGCGCTTCCGGTGCGACCGAGATAGAGGTGGAGCCCAAGGCGGTTCCGCTGATTCCACTTCGGCTGGCCATTGATGCCACAAGCGGCATTGATGAGACACTGGCGCTGAATCAGTTCCTCACCGGACGCTTTGCAGAGATGGTAGGCGCTATGACGGACGAGGACATCGAGAAACACCAAGTAATTGAAACCGTATTCATGATGTAAGGAGGGGAGCAAATGAGATATTCCCCGGCAAAACTCCCCAGCGCTGATGTGGTAAAGACCAATGCCATGGTCATTAACGACTTTTATGGCTGCGACTTTTCCAGCGGCGCGACCAATATCGACCCAAGAAGAAGCCCCAACTGCGAGAACATGATCCGTTCCTCCCCCGGCCGCGTGAGAAAGCGCCTTGGCTTTGCCAAAACGGCGGTATACGATGGCCGCATCAATGGTCGGTTCTCTTTGGATGGGACAGATATCATCCATGCGGGCACGAAACTGTATGCAGGCGATACGCTGATCTCTTCCGCCATGAACAATGCCTTTTCGGTTGGCAAGAACTTCGATAAAGCGCTGTACCTGCTGGATGGAGCACACTACTACAAGGTAACGCACAGTGACGACACCTTCACCGTGGCTAATGTATCGGACAGCGCCTATGTACCGAGGATCGTTATCAATAAAAATCCGGATGGTACCGGCGGAACAACTTATGAGGATATCAACCTCATGTCGGATAAGTGGACGGAATCTTTCTATGTAGGAGATAAGACCGCAGCAGCAACAGTATTCCAACTTTCCCTTGAAAATTTGGATACAACACCTGTAACGGCAAAGATATTGCAAGCTGACGGTTCCTTCGTAGACAAGGTGGAGACTACCGACTTTACTGTAAACCGCACCAGCGGCACCGTGACATTCGTAGCCGCTCCGGGCAAATCCCCTTTGGAGGGCGCGGACAATGTATATATCACTGCATCCAAGGACAGGAGCGAGAGCCGCAGCCGCATTACGAACTGCGATACCTGTATTGTGTATGGCGAGACGGGCACCCGGCTATTTGTGACCGGCGATCCGAACTTTAAGAACAGGGATTTTTGGTCGGCGCAGAATGATTTTTCCTATTTTTCCGATCTATCCTACTCAATCTTGGGCGAGGACAGCGAGCGCATTGTAGGTTATTCCATCGTGGGCGACAGGATAGCGGCCCACAAGAGCGGAACCACCGGCGCGGTGTATGTGCGCACCGGCTCCACGGTAACGGGGACCGATGATCTCGGCAACAGCGTGGAGACCTTTGCCTTTAAGACCGGAAATGTAATCACCGGACACGGCGCAATCGCTCCGCACAGCTTTGTGCCGACCGATAACGAGCCGCTGTTCCTTTCCTCCACCGGCATCTTCGCATTGACTGCTTCCGATGTGACTGGCGAGCGCTATGTGCAGAGCCGCAGCTTTTATATCAATCCGAAACTGCTTTCGGAAAGCAATATCGCCGATGCCTATGCCTGCATCCACAAGGACTTTTATTTCATTGCGGCCGGTGCTGGCGTGTATGTGCTTGACCTGCTGCAAAAGCACTACGAGGATGGGGAGCCGTATTCCAACTACCAGTACGAGTGCTTTTATCTGACCGGAATACCCGCAAGGGTGATCTGGGACGATAACGGCGAACTGTTCTTTGGTACGGCGGATGGCAAAGTATGCAAATTCAATACCGATGAGACCGCTCCCAACTCCTACAACGACACGATGGACGGGGAGACATACACACCAGTAGGGTGCCAGTGGGAAACCCCAGATATCGATGGCAAGACCTTTTACTCCAGCAAACACTTCCGGTACATGGCCTGCAGGCTGTCCGCTTTTGTGCGCACCAGTGTAAACGCCTATGCGATGTGCAGCGGCAAATGGATCTCCATTCTGACCGATGCGAGAACTGCCCGCTTCTTCTCATGGGAGGATATAGACTGGTCAAAATGGACATGGAGTACCGATGCAACTCCGAAGGTGCTGGGCCGAAAGCTGGATATGCGCAACCTTGATAAAGTGCGGTTCCGCTTCTCCAATGGCAATGCGGAGCCTTTCGGGATCGAGAACATCGCATTAGAGTACCGAGAAACGAGAAAGTACAGGGGGTAAGCTATGTTTGAAAAGATCAAAGCATCCGACGGCAATCCCTATACCCCGGATGCAGTATTTACCGATAGTGACGGCAACAGGGTTGGGGTAATCGGGCAGGACACCACCCCGAACCTTTCCGTCAATGAAATGCAATTCTCCGTAGAGGCTGTGGTGCGTGAGGTTGTAATCCCTGCGTATAACAGCCTTGTTGATGCCCTGAACGCACTGGCGGCTGCCAGCAATATGGGCGCAGCAGATATTAAAGGTAATGCCAGTACCGTACAGGCGGAGCTGGCCAAGCGCATCATCACCGGCAATGTGAAATACATCCGGTTGAACAGCGACAAGGTGCTGGAAACCAGCAATGACGGCGAGACATGGGAAGCCACCGGTTCTTCCGGCCACATCATCATAGCGCCGGATGGCACAGTAGCGCCGCAGCGCAGCCGCCTGAAATTCGCCAATGGCACAGTAACCGATGATGGTTCCGAAACCATTGTTACCGGCCTGAAAGGCGATACCGGCCCGCAGGGTGAAAAAGGCGACACAGGCGAGCAGGGGCCGAAGGGTGACCAGGGCCTGACAGGCCCCGTTATTGTTCCCTCTGTAGATGCCGATGGTGTCATGTCCTTTACCATACAGGATACGGCGATAGCCCCGCAGCCGGTAAGCGTAAGAGGTCCGCAGGGCCCGCAGGGCGTACAGGGCCAGCAGGGCGCCCAAGGCACAAGAGGCCCACAGGGGATTCAAGGCGTACAGGGCATCCAAGGCCCCAAGGGCGAAACAGGCGAACAGGGTCCTGCCGGTGCTACCGGTGCCACAGGCGCAACCGGCCCCAAAGGTGATAAAGGCGATACTGGCCCCAAGGGTGATACCGGTGCAACCGGCGCAAGAGGTGCCACAGGCGCAACCGGCGCACAAGGCCCGGCTGGTCCCGCAGGCCCCAAGGGCGAGCAGGGTGACACCGGCGCAACAGGCGCTCCCGGCGGCAGAGGCCCGGAAGGCCCGCAAGGCCCAATCGGCCCACAAGGCCCCGTAGGCCCCGCAGGTAAAGACGGCACCAGCCTGTATATCGAGGACAGCTATCCTACACTGGCAGCGCTGAGAAACGCAATCCCAGCCGGTAACGATAAGATGTACTATGTGCAGGAAGATGGCGAGTGCTACATTTATAGCGAGACGGCCAATGACTGGGTAAGCGTTGGCGCTTTGCAAGGCCCCATCGGCCCGCAAGGCCCGCAGGGTGTCCAAGGCCCACAGGGCGAAGTAGGCCCAAAGGGCGACACGGGTGCGACAGGCGCAACAGGCCCGCAAGGCCCAGCCGGTTCTCCCGGCGCCGATGGCGCAGCTGCTACTATTAAAATAGGTACAGTAACCTCCGGCGCTGCTGCTTCCGTCACCAACAGCGGCACTACCTCCGCTGCGGTTTTCGATTTTGTACTCCCTAAAGGTGACAAAGGCGAAAAGGGCGATACCGGCGCAACAGGCCCACAGGGTGAGACTGGCGCTACCGGCCCGGCTGGTGCTACCGGCGCTACAGGCCCCCAAGGTGAGCAGGGTATTCAGGGCATTCAAGGCCCCGTTGGCCCGCAGGGCGAACAAGGCCCCGCAGGCGTAGCCGGTGCCGATGGTAAATCCGCCTATCAGACCGCCGTAGAGGGCGGCTATTCCGGTACGGAAACGGCATTCAATGCGGCGCTGGCGGATGTGCCCGGCCATATCGCAAGCAAGGCCAACCCCCACGAAGTAACCAAAACGCAAGTGGGCCTTAGCAATGTGGACAATGTGAAGCAGGCCCCCTATACCCATGTTTCCGATAAGGCCAACCCACATGGCGTGACCAAAGCCCAGGTCGGACTTGGAAATGTAGATAACACCAGCGATACCAATAAGCCTGTTTCCACCGCCCAGCAGACTGCCATCAATGCTTGCAAGGTCAAGCGAGCTTCGGTCACTTTACCGACTGCATCTTGGAGCAACCTTTCGCAGACGGTAACCATCAGCGGCATCACCGTCAACAGCAAGGTAGACATCCAAATGGACGCAACAGCCCTTGGCGTACTTATCGACAGCGGCACATCTGCCCTTTGGATTGAGAACAACAACGGTACTCTTGCCGCCAAGGCAATGGGCGAAAAGCCCAATGCGGATATGGCGGTACAGGTAACAATAACGGAGGTAACCGCATGAGCATCATCTATGGGAATCCAATTATTACCAACGGGGGGGGGTAAAACTCAACATTGATTACGGTTCTACCCCTCCAACTGATACAACTAAACTATGGGTGCCTTTGGCTAAAAAGCCTGACGCTGTTGAGTGTAGTCCTGTACTGAACTATGGTAGTGAAGTAATTTCTACGACTCAGTACGCACTTCCGGATGCAATGTCTGCTAACTGTTCTGGAAATGGCGCAATCGGGAAATATATTTACATGATTGCTGGCAGAAAAGGTAATCAAGGAACATCAACTGGCGCAATTAGCCGTTTTAATACCGAAACAGGTGAAACAGAAGATGTTTATACTCTTGGAACATGGGTAGCCGGTACATTTTGTGTAGTTGACAGCAAGATATATTGTTTTGGCGGTGGACCAAAGAAGGCATTTGTGTTCGATACTGAAAGCAATACACTAACGGATTTAGCTACATTTCCTTTCTGAGTTCTTTCCAATATTTCATAATACTCTTTTTGCATTAACTTAATTTCAGC